ATTCCATTATGGACTGATAAGTATAGGATACTTCAAAAGAAACCGGTTAAGCTACCAACTAAAGAAGAAAAAGAAGAATTACTAAACAAGATGGGTAATAATGGAAGAAAAAATAATAGTTAAACTTGAGGCAGATATTGCTGATTTAAAAACTCAATTAGGAACTGCTCAAAACGAATTAAAAAGATTCGGATTAGGTGTCCAAACTGACATTAACGATATTACCTTAGATAGATTAAATCTTCAACTTAAACAACTTCAAACACAATTAGGTGCTACAAGTATTGGCTCTACTGCTTTTAAAAATATTGGAGCAGAAATTGCTTTAGTAGAAAACCAAATAAATGGTGCTTTAGTTTCTATTAATGCAAACGCTAATAGGTCAAAAACCGGATTCAACGGTTTAAACAATTCAATCAATCAAATTTCAAGAGAACTTCCTGCCTTTGGATTAAGTGCCAATATTGGTTTCTTAGCTATATCCAACAACTTACCTATTTTATTTGATGAGATAAAAAAAGTAAGAGATATAAATAAAGATTTAGCTGCAAGTGGTAAAGATACAACTTCTGTATTTAAACAACTAAGTGGTGCTTTATTTTCTTGGCAAACTGCTTTAAGTCTTGGTGTTACTTTACTTACTATTTACGGTGGTAAAATAGTTGAATTAGTAAGTAATTTAATTAAAGGCAAAGAAGAAATAACAAGTGCTAAATTAGAATTAGATGCTTTAAATGAAACTTATGCAGATAAGTCTTTACAAGGTGCAATTGCTGATGTAATATTATTACAAACATCATTAGAAACCGCAGGTAAAAGTCTTCAAGGTCAAAAACAATTTGTAGAAGAATATAATAAAACAATAGGTACAGTTACAGGAAGTGTAAAAACTTTTAAAGAAGCAGAAGATGGTCTTGTTGCAGGAACTGATGCTTATATTAATGCTATGATTGCAAGAGCAACTGCAACAAAATTAGCAGGAAAAGCAGCCGATATTACTACAAAAATGGAAGACTTGCGTGTAGAACACGCTAAACAAAATGCAATAGATCAAATTGATGGTGAAGAGAAATTTGCGGCAGAGTATAAGCTATTACAACTTGATAGAGATAGAAATACAAAAAGCGCATTAATATCTGAGGCAGATTATATAAAGGGAAGAATGGCTTCCAAGAAAGCAGAAACACATAAAGCACAACAAGAAGAATTAGCTGCTTACCAAAAACAACTTGATGATTTATTTAATTTAACAAAAAAATATTACGATAAATCAGGAACAATAGCTACTTCACCGCCTGATGGACCTACTGGAGATAGAAATATTCCTGATATGGCTAAAATTGTTGGTGTTGAAGATCAAATACAAGAAGCAAAAAGGTTATTTGATTTTTATAAAATTCAAGGACCTCAAAGTATATATGTATTAGGTGAAGCGTATATAAATAATCCATTTTTTAGATCATTAATTGACGAGGATATGGTTAAAAATGTTATGAAGCTAAAAGGTGCTATTCAACAACTTACACCGCCAGCTATGTTTAATGATCCTGAAATTCTTCAATATATTGCAAATTTAGAAAATATTTCAAATTTACTTTCTAATACATTAACAAGTGCATTTGATGCTGCTTTAATTAATGGTCAAAATTTCTTTAAAGTATTTATTAAAGGATTGCTTAATATGATTAATAAATTATTAGTAGCGGTTGCTGCTGCTGCTTTATTAAGTATTATTTTAAGTGCTATGGGCGGGGCATCTTCTGTTGTTGGATTTGTTCCTATCTTTAAAAAATTAACAGGATTTAATTTAGAAGGTTTAAATGCTACTCCAACACCAGTAGAAAGAGTTGCCGGTATTTCAGGAACAGGTCAAGGTAATGTTTCTTTTGAAATACAAGGAGATAAATTATATGGAGTTTTACAAAATTATAACGGAAGATTAAATAGACTTGTATAATGGTTTATAATTATAAATATAAATTAGAGTGGGTAGGATTAAAGAACGCTGATGAAAGTGATTTTTATTATCGTTTAAAATTTTATAAGAAAGAAAGTATTGAAAAAGAATACGATCCAATAAAATTAACACCGTCTAATCAACCTTTTTCTTTAAGCTATAAATCAAAATCTGATTATGTATTTGAGCCTTTTAGAACTTCTTCTGCTGAAATAAATATATTTTTTGACCAAAATTCTTTAATACAACCGGAAGTATTTTTTGATAATACAGATAATACTACTTGGAAAGTTGTTTTAGAATTAATTAAGCCAGTTGAATTATTTATAAACCCTGATTTTACTTCAGGATGGACTGAAACTTTTCTTTCAGGTGGAGTTATTACTCCTAATTATACCACAGGTCCTTTAAATGAGCCTTCTACAAGAATTAAAAATGCAACTGCTTACCAAGCTATAACTTTATCTGAAAACACTTCTTATACTTATTCTGTTTGGTTAAAATCTAACGAAGGAAATCCTGTTGCTACAATTTTTATAGGTGATAGTGAATATATTATAAATGTTACTAATACTTGGACACAATATGATTTTTCAATAATAAAAGATGAAGCAGTTTATAATTGTGGTATTGAAGTAATAGGTGATGCTTTAGTTTATTATCCTAATTTATATGAAACAATTCTACAAGGTTCTGCTGAACTTTGGAGTGGATATGTATTAAATTCAGATATACAATACGATTGGCAGGACCAATATTTTCTTAGATTAACTGCTACTGATTTCTTAGGTGTTTTAAAGGAATACAAATACTCGGAATACGAAGAGTTCTCGATGTTTCAAAGCCAAGACTTTTACGAAGGTATTTCAATTAAAGATTTTATTATTAAATGTTTAAACTTAGTAGGTTTAGAGATTGATTATAAATTTGCTTTAAATTTTACTGAGAATAATGTTGCTAAGAACGAAGCAAGTATGTTTATTAATGAATATGCTGCTATTGATTGGAAAAATAATAGCCCTTATGATTTACAAAAAATTGTAGGTAACTTATTAACTTCTTTGGGTTGTATTCTTTATTTAGATAATAGAGATAACACTTGGACTATTTTAGCAATTAATGAATTAGGAACTACTCAAGATAATTTAGTTCCTTATAGAAAATATAGTTATGTAGATTCTGCTGAAATAACAGATGGTAATTATAATATAAAAACTATTATAAAGCAAAATACTCAAACAATATTTAGTGATGCTAATCAAATAGTAACATTAAGACCAAGATTAGACGAGGTGCAATTAATGTATCCTAATAAAGTTAAAAACTTAACTATTAATTATGGATTCTTTCAAGAAGATACTTCTGTATTCCCTAATAAGCCTTTATTTTGGACTGAGAATGTAGGTACTTATAATGGCGAAAAAGGAACTTCACATCCTTACGATCCATATTGGATGGAAACTGTTGAAAAGGAAGATAAAACTGATCCTATTGATGGTAGTAATTACTTTGGAATAAGTATGGATATGAAGAGATTTTTAGGATGTTTTGATCCGGTTTTAAATACTTATACTCACTTAGGAGATAGTTACGCTTTTAATATAAACTTTGATTTTAGGATTACTGCTCCAGAGCCAGGTGATGGATTTAATGTTACCTTTTTATCAAAAAGATTAGAGTCTTCTGCTATTTTTCCAACTGCTGATTATGCTTCTTTTGATGCAACCGGATTATGGGTTGCGCAAACTGTTGCTGATACATTAGGATCTAATCCAACAAGAATAGAAGTTTATGCTGATAATAATATGTGGAAGAGATTTCAAGTATTATCTAAATATACTCAATCAAGTGGTGGTAATACGCATTCTTCTACAAATTGGTTTTGGGAATTAGACGAATTACAATTAAGGATTAGACCGATGAGGTTAAAGTCTTTATTAAGTGTAAGTCATTTGAATGTAGATAACATTCAGCTTAATATTATACCAACAAGAAATTTAGCTTTAGAGAAATTAGGTTATAAAGCAGTACAAAATACAGACTTGAATTTACCTAAACCTGGATATCAAAAAAATATAAAGTTAGTAGAATCGATGTTCCATACCGGTGATTCAAATGGATTGTCGGCAATTTATTATGAAGATGTTATTTTTACTAAAGAAACTTACGATTTTGTTAATTATATTCAAACTTCTAATAAATGGAGAAAGCCTTTTATGGAAGTTATTGAAGGAGAAACTCCTAATTATAATTATTTAAATAGTTTAGTAGCATCTTCTGTACTTTCTTTTTATAGATCACCAGGAAGAACCTATAATGGTAATGTTTATGCTGAGCAAACTCCTGTACAAGGATACACTCCTTTTGCATTCCCTGTTTATACTGAAATAAATGGTGTCTTTAATAGAACAATAACTAATAATATAGCTAACCAATTTGGTTCTGATGTGCAAGCTGATGGCGGAACATTTGAATCATTTAATTGCTTATTAGGTAACTTAAATCAAATTATAAATATAAGTAGTAATTTCTTTATGACTGAGGCTACATTTGACTATTTTAATAACAAAACCAACGCTAAACTTGAAGAAGATTTAACAAATAATATTGAATACTTTACACTTGGTCTTGCTCCTTATCAATTTAGTCAATCAACTTTATTTGGACAACCAGGAAGTAGCACAAGTAATTCGCAAACAGAAATAATACCCCCTGCGTAATGAATGAGTTAAAAGAAATTAACGATCAATTAAAGACTTTGTCTATAAATGTAGAAATGATAAGCCAGGCTATCACCGGATCAAAGCTAAATAGAAATGGAATCTTACAAAGATTAGAAAATATAGAAGATGCTTTAGAAGAAACCGAAGTTAGAGTGCAAGAAGTCCGAGATTATAACACTGGTATTAATTGGGCGATTAGAATAGGTGCTTTTATACTTACTATAACAGGTGTTCATTTTATTAAGGAGTTTTTATGGCACAAATAAGCGAAGAAGGTTTAAATCTATTAGTAGATTTTGAAGGTTTAAAGTTAGATGCTTACTTATGCCCTGCTGCGGTTTGGACTATTGGAATTGGTTCAACTAAATATGCTAATGGGAACCCTGTAAAGAAGGGAGATAAAATAACGCAAGAGGAGGCTTATAAGCTATTCCTTGATACTTCTGATACTTACAGTGCTTGTATTAAAAGATATGTTATTAGACCGCTTAAACAGAACGAATTTGATGCTTTATTTTGCCTTTGTTATAATATTGGATGTGGAGCGTTTGCAAAATCTTCTTTGGTTAAGTTTATAAACGGCGGGCAAACTATTGAAAAAATTAAAGTAGGCTTTATGATGTGGATTAAAGCAGGTGGTGTAGTGAGTAAAGGATTAATGAGAAGAAGATTAAGGGAGTTTAACTTATATGCGAAAATTAAATAACACACTTTCAACTGTATTTGGAGCGATTGTAGCAATAGCAAATGCTTGGGTTACTATTGACTGGGATAATTTTATTTGGTCTTTAAATACTTGCATTAAGCTATTCCTTTCGGCTTTGATTGCTTTAGGTGGTTATATGACAACAATAAATCGTAAGCCTTTGAATAAAAGATAATTGCATTTGCTAAAATAATTAGTAATTTCGACAAAAAAACTAATATGTACAGACCAAGACTATCAGAAACTGAATATAACCAATATCAGTTAAAGAAATTAACCGACAAAAGAACTTATAAACTATTTGTATTTTCTGACCCACACGGTTGGTTAGCTGACCTTAAATGTTTACGAGTAATTAATAACATTCTACAACACAATAAATTTGACGAAGTTTGTATCAACGGAGATATAGTAGATTTACCTTTTGTATCTAAACATACTAATAAACTTTTTATGGAAGGTATCTTAAACGGATACAACGAAGTAGAGGAATTTAAATACACGGAAGAACAAATCCTTAAGCCTTTAAGACTTTCAACGGATGCAAAGATTCGTATTAGGACTGGCAATCACTGTGAAAGAGTTACGAAGCCTTTTTTATTATCTAAAGGTCAACTTGCAAGATTAGCTATTCTTTATAAACATTTTGAAACTACGAAATTTGAAGAGATGCTGCACCTTGCGGAGAACGATATGGTTTACGACCCTACTGATGTATTTAATTACTTTGATATTTTTGATATTACTCACGGATTAAGTTTGACAAAGAACGCCAGCGAGAAAAACATTATTGAATACTGGGGTAGTGGTTGCACAGGCCATTCACACAGATTAGGAATGCGATACATAAGAAATAGGCATAATATTAACGCTTGGTTTGAAGTAGGATGTACGAGGTTAATGGAAGCAGTCGAATATTTACCAACAGGTAAAATAGCGGATTGGTGTCAAGGCTTTTTAGAAGTTACATTTAAGATAGATGGCGACAAGGTTTTGTTCTTTGCACAACCACACGCTATAATAGATTATAAATGTGTTTATAACGGTGTGCTTTATGGAGAATAAAGAAGAAGAAGTATTTGATATGACTGACGGAGAAATATTAGAAGAACTAAAATTCTTTGTATTTTTTCTTTTTGAATTAGAGGAAAAAAGTTTACTTTTATTTCCAAGTTACAAGACTTTGACGCAAGCAAGGTTAATTAAAATGATAGATACCAGGTTAGATTTTTTAGATTATGAACAAGACGAAGAGTGAGATATTAGTTGAGAAATTAAAAGAATTATACAAAGAAATTGAAATTATTAGAAGACAATTAATAAACGAAACCAATAAAGAAAAACTAAAAGAGAAACAAAATGAAAAGTATCGAAGAAATTAACCATCTTGAAAATTGCGAATGTACTGAAATATGTACTAATTGCAGCGTTAAACATCAATTTAAACCTGTTGAATTAACTGGTAGTAAAATTGCTGATATTATCACAAAGCCTAAATACTACAAAGTAGAAATTAAAGGAGTTCCTGTGGATGTGATTGATATAGCCAACGCTTATAATTTGTCTTTTATGAAAGGTAATGCTATTAAGTATATTTTAAGAGCAGGAAAAAAGGATGCTTTGGTCCAGGACTTAAAGAAAGCTATCGAATGCCTACAAAGAGATATTGACTTTGAAAGCGGTAAGTAGGATAATTACTTTATTTTGGTTAAATTTGCGAAAGGATAATAATATATCTTTAAATTATGGCAAAGAAATCAAAAGAAATAAGCGAAGACTTAAACGAAGAAGTAATAGAGGTTAATCCTTTAACAATTTCTGAGTGCTGCAAGGCTAAATACATATCTTCCGGTACTAAAGTATATTGCTCAAAGTGCAAAGCTGATTGCAGATTAGAGAGACAAAAGAAACTAATTAAATTATGGAGTCCAAAAGCGTAATAATCTTATTGGTAGTAATTTTACTATCTTCTTCTTGCAAGTCTAAAAAGCTAATAGAAACTACAAAAGTGGATTCGGTTATAACTTTGGTCCAAAAGGTAGAATTAGCGACTGATTCAAGTGATATAGAAACTACCGAAGAAATAGCTTATGTTTTTGATACATTAGTAAACCATCAGGTTACACCTTTAGAAGCTATTAGAGGCGATTACAAGTACAAACTCAAGGCAATCCATATAAAGAGGCACATTAAGGAAAGAAAACGCTTACAGAGCCTTAAAATCGATAAGAAAGAAAACAAGGCTATAAAGGTGGATAAAACCACTATTCAAGAAGAGAAGCCAAAAGGAAATAACACTTTACTC